AGCTGCAACTTTAGATGCTGAATATGAAATCTTATCAGTTACTAATGTAGATGCTTATGTAATTCAAAGTAATGCTACTGCTACTTCAACAGTTGGTCCTACTGGTAATTGTACAGCAACTTATCAATTAAATGTAGGTCCTAGTCTTCAAACTTTCGGATATGGTTGGGGTTCAGGTGCTTGGAGTGCAAGTACATGGGGAACTCCTCGAACAACTTCAAATGTAACTATTGATGCAAGATTATGGTCTATAAATAATTGGGGAGAAGATTTAATTATTACTCAAAAAGAAGGTGGAACTTATGAATGGGATTTATCAGGTGGAATGACAGGTAATAGAGCTACAATAATTGCTAATGCACCAACTAAATCAACTTTATCAATGGTATCTACTGAAACTAGACACGTAGTATGTATGGGTACAGAAACTTCTATTGGTAATACTTCAACTCAAGATAAAATGTTTATTCGTTGGTCTGATCAAGAAGAATATAATCAATGGACTCCTAATGTAACTAATTCAGCTGGATCACAAAGAATAGCAGGAGGAAGTGAAATTAGATGTGCACGTCCTGCTAAAGGAACTATTCTAGTATGGACTGATACTACAATGCAATCAATGTCTTTTATTGGTCCTCCTTTTATATTTGGTTTTAGACAATTAGGTAATGATTGTGGAGCTGTAGGTCTTAATTCTGCAATAGTAATAGATGATATAGCTTATTGGATGTCCGATGGACAATTCTTTAGATATGCTGGTGCTGTTCAAGAAATACCTTGTCCTGTATTAAATCATATATTTGATGATATAAATAAAGTTCAATATGCGCAGGTTTATGCTGCACAAAACTCTAATTTTTCTGAAGTAATATGGTATTACCCTTCTAGTTCCTCTGATCAAAATGATAGATATGTCATATATAATTATTTAGAAAACTCCTGGTGTTTTGGAACTATGAATAGAAGTACATATCAAGATAACGGAGTTGAATTAAATCCTTTAGCTACTTCATATACAGCTAATTCTACTTCTAATACGATTTCTCAAATAAATGGTTTAACAGCTGGAAGAAGTTTAATTTATAGAATGGAAGATGGTGTAGATGCTGATGGCTCTGCTTTAACAGCATATATTCAATCTGGTGATGGGGATTTAGCAGATGGTGAACAATTTATGTTTATAAACAAAATAATACCTGATTTTCAAAATCAGACTGGAAATGCTTTAATTACTTTAACTACACGAGATTATCCTTATGGTAATACCACTGTTGGTGAAACTGTAACTGTTAGTAACACAACAGGGTTTATTAATACTCGAATCCGTGGTAGACAATCTAATATTAAAATTGAAAATACAGCGATAGGAGACAATTGGAGATTTGGAACTTTAAGAGTGAATTTAAGAGCTGATGGAAAAAGATAAATATAAAATACGAAAAGCACAGATTTCTGATGCTGTTCGAATAAGAGAATTATTAAAAACATGGTTAATAGAGGCTCCTTTTAACTTTGGAAATACTAATAATAAGAAAGCATTAGAAAATATAGTATTTTACATTAAGAATAGTTTTGTTATAGTAGTAGAATATGAAAATATTATTGTAGGAACATTAGCTGCTACAGTAGATGAAACGTGGTATAGTGATAAAAAGTTTATGAGAACTTTATGGTTACATGTAAGTCCACAACATCGAAGATTTAGCATTTTTCGTTCTTTAATGATAGTATTTAAGGAATATGCATTAGCTCATAAAGTTACTGCTATATGTGAAATATTCCAAGGTAAAGATGTTGAAAGAAAAAACAATGCCTTTATTAAATTAGGTTTTAAAGTTATAGGAGGAACTTTTATAGTCAATGGGTAGTATATTCAAACCAAGCACAACAGTAGTACAGGCACCATCGCAGTCATCGACTAGCTATGATATACCTGAATACTTTAAAGAAATTCAAGAACGAACTTTAAGAACAGCAGAAAATGTATTTGCTCAACCTTATACTGCGTATCAAGGTCAACGTATAGCTGCACTTGATCCTCAAGAAATTGCAGCAGAAAATGTATATTCTCAACAAGTAATTCCTCAAGCTGGACAATTAGCTGGTATAGGTCAACAAATAGCAAATGCTGGTGCGCAAACTTATGATACAGCAACAGCTGCAACTTATGCTAATCCTTATGAAGCTCAAGTTATTTCAGGAGCATTAACAGATTTAGGTGATGCTTATGGTAGAAGTAGAACAGCTATGGATGCTTCTGCTGTAGGGGCAGGTGCTTTTGGTGGATCCAGACAGGGTATAGAAAATGTATTAGGACAAGAAAGATATTTAGATTCAGTAGCTGATACAACAGCAAGATTAAGACAAGCTGGTTTTGAATCAGGTGCAAGTAGATTTGCTCAAGATAGACAAGCACAAATGGCAGGACTAGGTCAACAACTAGGTGCTGCAACTACTCAGATAGGAGCTTTACAATCAGGTGCGCAAGGTCTTCAAGCTTTTGGTGCACAAGCACGTGGAATAGAACAAGCTAAATTAGCAGAAGGATATCGTGACTTCATAGAAGCAAGAGAATATCCTGCTGGACAAATAAGACAAATGGTTGGAGCTTTATCAGGTGCTCCTATAAGAAGTTATGGAGAAGAAAGATCAGGATCAGTAGGTACACCAGTAGGTGGTCCGAGTATCTTTGGTCAAGTAACAGGTGCAGCATTAGCTGGAGCACAATTTATGTCTGATATAAGATTAAAGAAAGATATTAAATTAGTAGGAAAATCTCCTAAAGGCATTAAAATTTATAACTTTAAATATCTAGGTGATGATAAAACATATCAAGGTGTAATGGCTCATCAAGTACCACAAGCGGCTACTCCTAATCAATTTGGATATTTAATGGTAGATTATAATAAACTTGATGTAGACTTTAAGGAGGTTTAATGGCTGAAGTTTATGAATTTGATGAATTAGATCACGAAAAAAATAAAGAAAGATTAATAGAGCTTGGTATTTTAGATAAAGACGGAAATAGAGTTAATAAATTAAAAGATACAACTGAAATAATAGATGATAAAAATGAAATAGTAGTAGATGATAAAATAGAAGTTGAAGGCGGAGCTGCTTTAAATGATAAAATTATTTTACCAAAGCCAAAACCAGATATAGAGAAAACTGGTTTATCCAAGTTTACAGAAGTTATCGGATCAGCTTTTGAAAATATTGCTACAGAGTTACCTAATAAAATTGACGAAGTATGGTCTGATAAAAAGAAAAGAAGAAATATATTAAGAGGTTTAGAAATTATAACTGCTTCATCTGGTATTAAACCACTAGGTCAAGCTAAATCACCTTTAGGCATGATTTCTGAAGGACTACTTAAAGCTGAAGGAAAATTCACTGCTGAAGATATAGCTTGGTATAAAGCTAAAAATCCTGAGAAAAAATTTATGGGTGGAAAAGAACTATCTCATGTTAGTAAATATGATGCATATAGCAAAGCTTATGAGTCTGATCTTGATAAACAGATATCTATTGACACTCGTTTTGATGCTATATATAAATTAGCACTTCAAGGAAAAGATCCACCTACTGGTATTATTGCATCAGCTTTAAAACCTTTAGAGAAAATTATAAGTGAATTAAAGATGGATGATAAATATAATGATTTATTAACAATGTTAGGAAAAGAAAATCGAAAAGATAATGAATTAACTCTGGATGAAAAAAATCTATTTAAAGAAATATTTCAGGCAGCTACTTTTGAACAAGTCGTAGGAGAAGCTAAAAAACTATATCCAGTATCTAATAAAGACTTGGAAATTTTAAAAGCAACAAAAGGAGATATTAGTACAAATCCTGATGCTTTAAGAGTAATGGTTTCTGCGGATAAAGCAATATCAGAGATTGCAAAATTAGCTCATAGTAAATCTTTTGATATGGCTTTTCCTAAAGATGGATCGCTAAATACTACTTTTAGACAAGATTCACAAGAGGCAGCAGCTTTAGAATTAGCTAAACAATTTCAATCAGAAATGAAACCAGAAGAATTATCAAAAGCTTTAGTAGAATTATATGGTGTTAAAGAAGCTCAAACTCCTTTTCAACTTATTAATGCTTATTATTATAATAAATTACAACCTAAATATGCGGACATGGAAGCTAAAGGTGGTTTTTATGAAACTTGGTTAGAAAAAGAAATAGGAAAAGAAGAAAATATTAAAAAAGGAATTGAAGATATTATAATTGGAAATACTTCTACAACTTCTACTAATTAAAATGAAATGATATGGCAGAACTTAATGAAATTCAAAAAGATAAAATTAATAAACTTATTTCGACTTACGACATTGATAAACTTGATG